AAAGTCGAAAACAGGGCGCTGGAACTAAAAGCTAAGCAACTAACACCAGCGAAGGGATCCAGTGCAGTGGACGCGTTCATGGTGGATGAACCAACTCCCAAGTTGTCAGCTGCTGAGCGATTGGCTAATCTTAAAAAATAATACTATATATCTAGTAACTAACAACCCCCAATGGCATAGCAACCCATTGGGGGTTTCTTTTTATCTGTACATCTCATATTTCCGTATAAATACTGAGATGTTATTGAGATTAAAAATATTATGGCAACTACAAAAAAAGGTTACGTAATCGCAAAAAATAGAGTTGAATCTTATTACTTTACCGCATCTGGATCGTACGATTATCCAGACTACGTGCCGATATCAGAAGCTACCGTATATCACACACCAGAAGCAGCAGAAAAAGCAGCGGCAAAATTGTGGAAACATGGCTCATATAGAGCCGCTGTTATTCCACTTGATGAGTTGTTTGATGCTAAGTTGGATGATAAGATGGTAACTGGAATTGATACTAGTAAGGATATCGCTTTAACTGATGATGAGGACTCAATTGATGATAATGGGGAATTTGTTCCTGATGAAGATGATTCAGATGGTATGTCAGATGAGTCATCTGATGTGGATCCAGATGAATCAGAATTAATGGGAGATGATTCATCTGCACCAAATCCACCACAGGATCCCAATGCTGTAACTGAGTCAACTGCTCCTCCTATTCCAAGCGTTATTTCATTCAAAGCTCCATCTAGTCAACCAAATGATTTTGATTATGCAGCTGATGCAGTAGGCAAACACGATGCCCACAAAGTTCCTACTGCTGTGGTTAGAGAGTTGAAAGCTTCCATAGAAGACTTCGAATTGGCGTATGAATACAACCAGGGAAAAGATGATGCACAAGCATCCCATGCACTAACAGTAGCTCAGGCTATGAAGGACTTGTTACAAGACCTATCTCAAGGGACTGAAGAAGGATACACTCAAGCATGTATTAGATACACCACCTACATGAATGCGATTACTATGCATCTGCCAGATTCGGTGATTAAGTACTTAATGAAGAAAGAAAGACAATCAAAACCGCTATTAAATGTCTTTTACGACAATTGGCAAATTACGAAATAATGTAAATCACTAATAAGTTAAATGGCAATTGTAAAAATCATTGTCGTTTAACTTATCACATCAAACACAATCTTTTAAAGATATCTCATATCTCTTCCATAAATAATCATATTATATGTGGAGACTCATTCAATGGCAATTGATCTATTTTTACGACAAGACTTAACCCATCCTCTTACTAATACTGAAGTGGATAAAAACTTCACAAACCTTCGATTTGCAATCGACGCAAATGGAACCGATATCACCACATTGAAGGGTCAAATGACAGCGATTACAGGTGGAACCTTTGCTGTAAACTCCGTTAACGGGAAACATGGCTCGGTGAAACCAGAAGAGTTAGGGGTCATCGTATCTATTAATAACCTCCATGGCGATGTGTTAACTGGCAATTTGACCCTAACAGTAGCTGACATTCCGACTGCTGCCCCACTAGATAGTCCGTTGTTTACTGGCACACCAACATTGACAAATCAGCCAACCCTCACAGGTCCCATTAATGCTGTAGCTACCGTGCAATTAGCGATTGATGCTGCACAGCAGACTGCATCACTTGGACAAGATATTACGTATATTTCCAGAGGACTTACTGGAGCTATAATGATTGTATACAAAGGACAATTATACATGGCCCACTCACCAAGTAGTACTTCCGTCACCGGCAATGGATATCCTGCTATGGCATCTCTGGGCGCGGGTATATTAAATAACTGGTTCGCATTTAGTCTACAAACTACATCACCAGTCGTGGATGTTGTGGAAGTTGGGCACGGTAGTGTGGTGGTGCTCACAGCCAACAACGAGTTATGGGCGTGGGGAAATAACGGCGCAGGAGAAATTGGGGGCGACCCATCGGTCGTTGCTGCATCTGGCCCACTGGGAACCGAAGCTCGAACTACTCCAACACTAATAATGAAAAACGTAGCCAAAGTATACCGCAACATTACACCAATGCAATACTCTGCCACTGGGGCTAGATTGTTTGTGAAAGGTACAGACAATTGGATATACGCAGCCGGGTTTAATCGTCACGGGGCGTTAGGAGTTGGTGTCTCTAATGATATGTCAGGTGGTACTAGTGGAGGAGTCAATTGGGATGATCGCCATCGTTTTTGTCGAGTGACGTCTCTGGGGCAAGACGTGCTTGATTTGTTTCCGTTGGGAGGATCACAAGGATGTACCTTTGCTACTAAACTAACTAGTGGGGGTATTTTAATATACGCGTGTGGATTTAATGGATATAGTAGTAACGATGCCGGAACGGCTTTCAACTCTGCTCTAGAACCTACTACATTTGCTGGTAGTCAAGCTGGACTGTCATCATTCAATTATGCCATCGGATATGGTAAGGGTGGGCAATTAGGTATTGGAGATACGATGGACGTTCATACTTTTATTGATGTCACGAGTTCGTGGGGAGGTATTGCGGCAGGTGATGTGGTTAGTATGCACATTTCAGGGACTGGTAGAGCATACAGACGGATTGAGTCTCCATCCTCCGTGTATAGTAGGTTTGATGTTACCGTGGGTATGTTAAGGAAGACCTCTGCAGGTATTACCACATTCCGATTGAGTGGGGCAAATACGTTTGGTCAAATTGGAAACGACGATAATAGCGATACTGCCACGGTAAAATCCCCACATACCGTCGTATGGCCTGGATCAACCGACCTAAAACAATGTGCTATTCAGGGTGGTTATTCGTGTCAGGTGCTTGCTTTAACTAATAGCGGACAGCTTTATGGATGGGGGGATAATATAAATCACAATCTAGGTACCGTGGTAACGCCAATAACATTAGCACCGATACCCGCTTTCAGCTTCCCATTGCATGGAATCGATCATCAGTTATATAGAACTCCTCAACTAATACACGTGTTTGGTAGTACCACCGCAGTTGATTCAATTTTATCAGATGGGCTAACAACAACTAATTATGGATGGGAAACCCAAACGATCCTCAAGACTACTGGAGTGCTTAATATGATTTCAGCAAACTCACTAGTTATGGCTGGATATGGTAGTGATTATTGTGAAGATGGGACTGGGGCTCGTACTATAGTCCCCACATTCCAGAGAATTAAGATCCCGTTTAATGCAAATACAAAACTATTAGGATGGATGATGGATACCGATCAGGATGCATCAACTGTAGCAAATGACATGCACGGTGGCAGGGTTAAAACATTTATTGCAGTATCTGCTGATAATAGAATGTATGTGTGGGGTGCTGACACTATAGGGCAGATATCAGGTTGCCCAATGTTTTGGGATTTTGACCCCGTCACGATGTTTGGGTCTTGGTCAGCAAACATCAAGCATGCGGTTATTCCCTTGGTAGTTCCACCACCAAGTATATCGGATTATTAAAACGAAAAAGGGCGAGTAATCGCCCTTTTTTTATTGTGATATAGTTAATCTCAATGTGTATACAAATTTCCAATTAGCTCCTACTGGTTTTGTTATTGGAGCAAATGTTACGTGGGATAACAACCGTTCTCGTTCATTAGTAGCATTAGCTACCGCATTTGCCATACCAGCTGGTTGCCCAGTCACAGCCGAAGTCAACGATGATCCGAACAATACTTGAGATATAAACGTTGGAGTATTGTTTGGAATCCAAGTACCATTGGATAGCACAATCGAAGATCGAGCGCCTGTTGATTTGCTTACCACTACCAAAAATCCACCAGTATCTTCTCCTATAATCGAAGGATATGTAGTAACCGCGCTTGTTATAATCATCTTAGCTCCAGCTATTAACCCATTCCCATTGTTTCTAGAATTAACATATTCGCACAACTCACCAAATGTGATAGATCCCGTTCCTGGAATAGTAAATGTTATCGTTTGAGGAGCACCGCCATCCACTGATATATTAAATGAATATTGGGTTCCTTTATTTAATGATGTATTATCTGTTGCTCGTCTATTATTGACAAAAATTCGTTGGTATCCATTTGTGGCTATTGCTTGAGTACCAGCTGAGTATAATCCGATCTCATTAATTGTTAATGGGACGCCAGTAGTTGGCTCATCTGCATTAATATACGCAGTTATTGATATACCAGCAGCACCATCCAACTCAACACTACGAACACCAGGACCACTCAAGTGTAATATTGTAGTAGGATCCGAACCCGGAAATGATGTGCCTCCTATTCGAGCTAGAGTATTAGTATCAGCCGACCCCAAATCCTTCCCCAAGTCGGGGTTCAGCACATCCAATCCGCCATCAACTATTTTAGAAAATATCTCATGATGAATTCTACTATCCCAAGTGGATGTTCCCGCATTATTGGGTTTAATTACCTCACCGGTAGTCCCTCGAACTGACCCACCGTCTCCAAATGCAATCCGAGATATTTGTCCGTTGTATTCATGTGCTAGCCCTCTCGCTAGGATTCTAGCTAAATTTTGCACATGAACCGCATTATCTATATGTAAAATTGCAGTGTTAGTCGTGACGTCAACAATATCCCAATGTGCAGTTACTTTCACTAAAGGAGTTTCGGTAGGTGGCACGATCGTTGGAGTAGTATCCAATACTTTAGTGCGGTATGGTTTTGTATGGTGTACTAACTCGGACACATCAAGCAACTGCTGATCTAGTGACCTAGGCGTTCCCTGTTGTTTGCGAAACTCTTGGTCATCAACAGTTTCAGTGTATGCGACTGTAAAGGGACCATCTGCTGGTACTGATGTTGGTAGTACTGTGTGGTGTATTTGTGACATTATATTTCTTCTCCTAATAAATTGTGTGTGGTATTAACTTTAATCCAAGATGTTTTTAGTATCCCCTTTGCCTCTTTGTTCTTACTCAACATATCCAGTACCACATCAAACCAGATAGCATTTACTATGGTATGTGGCACGCTGTAGTATATAGTATCCATTTGTTGAATTAATTCATTTGACGTGCCAGATATTACTATAGTAGGCAAATGAATCGATATAATTCTGATAATATCAGCTTTTGTGTTAATGATTCGTCCGTCAGTTATGCCAAATCTATGATTCTTGTGGTGGATGTTGTCCTCTATCGCGTACGCAGGACTCGGCAGTGGCTTATTGGTTATCAACTGCTTGCCTATGATAGATTCCGTTAGCATATCCCACAAGCGTTTGGGTATATGGTGATCTTGTTTTGCACTTAACATTTCCCATTCCACATATTTAGAATCAAACGCATGGATCGATCTCGATTGGGCGTGGTTGAATTTATACGATAATTCTTGATTGCTGGGGACGTTCCGCATTATTGCCATATTATTCCAGTGGTGTTGTCCACTACTTGGGATTTGTGCGAAATAATACGGATATATCAAATTTGTGCTATCTATAATAGACACAACATCCACGTCAGTTAGATCATTCACGACCCAGAAGTAATACCGATTGAATGGGATTCCGGAAACGGGATCCACAGATAATCTTGTGTTGAATTTGTAGTCAGTCCAAGTCCACGCGGTTCGTGTTCCATCATCACTTGTGGTGGGATCGCCTAAATCTGGCACGGAGGCCCTAACGATCTCAATCATATCTTTTGGATACAATGGGGATAATAATTTATCTTGTGCTTCAAAATAATCCCCAACTTTGGATATCGTGGTATTGTTAATAAATTTGCCATTTACGTATATTTCCACAAAGTCTCCATCAACCCAATCTTTAGTCAATGTCAATTGTAGCTTTGGTGATAGTATGGGTAGATGGGGCTCCGAATGATAGCCAAACGCTGATATTCTTTCTGATAACGGAGGTAGTGGAATCCATCCAGTGCGCGTGCCAAATGCATGAGCTAACCTAGTAGATCTAAATAACACATTGGCTGTTAATACTCCACTACCGATAGAAGATATGTATATATCTCTACCTCTAATCGCAGATGCAACCGTATCCAACTTTGCTGGGGCTAATATAACATCAGTTAGTACCGTAGATCGTATAGAAAAAGTAGTAATACCACCAGCAACAGATATCAGATTAATGTGATATCGTACTCTACCTTCTATTCCGTCAGGTAATAGTTCTGTAGTAGTAAATTCTACTATATCTCCATCTACTACAGAACCTGTTGTTGTTAATACGTATTTTACTTTATCACCAAAACTAGTCAAATCAGTTGCGATTTCGCCTACTTTAATAGACTTTACAGTCACATCAAATGCAGGCTGATCGAACGCGATGGATGATATTGAATCTAATAACGAAATGCTGCCATCTATATTGGTATCCGTGGTGTATTGTATATTAGCTTCCAGTGGACTGGGGATATTGGATGTGCTATCGAATACGATAACATCTTCCGACAATACCGAATCTGTTAAGAACGCTATAGTGGAGTTTGTGTAATCTATCAGCCCTGATATTATCACTCTAGTTCCGATGTATGATTCCTGTAGTGCAATACCTCCTACTCCCGTTCTAGACGCGACATATCTATCCCATACAGAAGGGTGGACTGGAGATTCTATCCATTTCAAAACAGATGGACTGGCATTTTCTCTCAATTTTCCCCAATTGTTGATTCGTTCAGTAACAGTGTGGTATATCGTTGGATCATAATATGGCACATACGATTCTGTTGTAGTATTCACCCAAATCTTGCCTACGAATTCAGTACTCCATCCAACAAATCCATCTATACCATATTCCGCAGGATCGGTTGAAGTTCTCAATGGAGCTCCAATTGTAGCTGAATAATGGTGCATTCCGATGGCAGGATGCCACATTGGTATTGTATACCTGGTATCATTAGGTCGTTTAGCATCAACCGCTAGTATTGGGGTATTGATGTCGGTAGATGGATTGACTAGCCACATTTCGAGAATTCCAATCGCGTTGATATATGGAATTTTAACAACTTCGTTGTTTAGTTTGGTGTAGTCTACATTATTGGTTAATAGTTGACTCTCTGCAATGGCTGGGGTGTTTGTAACAGCTCGAATTATTCCAGCCGATAACACTACTGGGATATCATGTGTTAACGTAGTTCGTTGGGTTGAGATATCAAATGTTGATGTCAATATCGTGCCAACTAGCTCCTCACCTAATATAACTACAGTAACGGGCGATGGAGTGACGATCGCGTTGGTTAGTTCTCCTTCTAGAATTATCCGATCATCAACACCAAATGATATGGCGTATTCGATGATATCCACCGGTACTGGAGTAACCGATACTATGACATCATCACTCACAGAGTGGGTGAAATATAAATGAGTAGAGTCTCGGAATACTTGAGTGGATGCTACTGGCACCCATTCATTCCGAGATTTTGTGTATCGAATCCGATTATCAGTATCATACCACTCATGTACGTCCGGCGTAGTTGGGGCTTGTGGCCCCACCCAAATCTTAAGATGATGCGTTATATCCATCGGCAATAACTTACCAACGGGTATTATTGGCTCTGCATTAGTCGATAACTCTACTATATCTACTACATCAACCTCAGACTTAACTAAGTTAAAGATTGGCTTGGTTATGTCATCTATAAAGAATAGTTGTTTATTATTAGTAGATTTGGATACGCCTGATATTGTAGTATATTCGGTTGTGTTACCGTGACCAAAAGTAGTAACTGGAACGGCCCATACTTCGTCGATGGATACATTCCAATTAAGCGAATTATTATGAGCTATCAATGGCACCGTCGACCCTTTATTCGCTATAAATCCTCTAAAGAACGATACTCCCATTTGGGTCTTATAGTATGGATCTATATTATGACCAATTAACTCCCTTGCTTTATCCACAAATGGATTAGGTGTATGATACGTATCGTAGCTATTGGTGAAGTCATCCACAGTACCTTCAATATTACGTTCTAGTGTATAGTTGTGGTTGTAATACCCTCCTGAACTTCCATCGATAGATGATGCAATTGTGTATGTTTCATAATGCAGAAACGGTCTATATGCTCCTATTATCGAGTCGTATATCAATCGGCCTCGTGAATCTCTATTGAATAGTACCACATGCTCAAATGATGATGCGAATAACTTACCAGCACTTAGGTGAATAAAATGATACGGATCATTACTATAAAACCGCTCAACGTTGTTCATTATGTTTGGACGAATTTTAATAACACAATGATCGGGATATCTATATACCATAATATCACGATTACGGAGTGGTCTATTGTATTGATCTGTAATTATCGAGTCTGAAAATATATCTCCATATGGTGATTCAGTAATGTTGGATATCCATTTTGGAGTTTTAACCACAATCCCGTTCCTGAACGGATTTAGTACAAACTCGGGTTTATCGATATGTCTGGTAAATTTGTGCAATGTATGTTGCCCACTACCAATATCTGGCAGACCAACATACATTCCAATATCTGCTTCAATCGGCGATACTGACACTCTAATCCCATTTGTAGTATTGTGCAAATAATACTTCGTTCCACTGGTTAACGTACTAGGCAATACCCCAGTGGTATTAAACTGAATTGCTTGTCCGTTATCAAAAGTTAACGGCATGCTGGTAAATGTTAGCGTTGAATCCAATGGGTGAAACTGACAAGCATAATTATCAACTGCCGTGATATTGAGGTTTCGAATAGTCAACGCCCAAGAAATAAATCGTTCAGTTTCTACCTCCCAAGAAGCTGCTCGCCCTGTACTCGGATCAGCGGGTAATGAATAGGTCGTACTCGTTGTGATTCCTTGGGATGCTTGGTAATTAGATATCCCATCAACCACATCAATCAACCTTTGCATTCCTTTGATGGTAAACATATTAGGATACTCGTGGGTAATGAGTTCATTTGGTACGTAATGATACCAAATAGGACCAGTTGGTGAATTCGCCAATGGGGTGAAAGATGTCTTGACCTCTGATATTGTTATATTGTATTCTTTAGGGAGGGTTAAATCGATTGATATTCCTTCCATTGATTCATTAAACGTTTCAGCTAATTTGATTTTACCATCAACCACATTCGCATCTATGATTACGTAATATGGAGTATGAGCAGCTAGTGGATGCGGCAGTGATACATCGGATGTGGATAATACTACCATAGTGCCAGTTGCCCACGGAACAGTCACATTGCTGGGTTTGATGTATTTGATGTTTGAAATCACAGGAGTAGATAATACTATCTTTGTCACATCCAGTAAATAATCGAAATGGGTGGATGCGATGTTGGCGGTGACAGTAGCAATGTCAGATTCTTGAATAACACCTTCTCCAATCCTGAACCACGAGCGCACATCTCCTTTTATTATTACCGATGTTGAGGATGGAGACTCCACCACAGCACATTTTAATATGGTACAATACCCATTATCGGTCGTAAATTGGTACGAATGCACACCATGGAATTTGATAGTATCGGAATTACCAGCCAATTTCACCCCAAATACCCATTTATCATTCGAACTTGCACGAATTCGCGCAGATGGAATAACAACAAGCTCCACGTTGACGGCAGTAAAATCAAATATATCTGTGGTATGTGTGCGGGATAATACAACATCCCTAATCGCAGTAGAATCGTTGGGGATTCTAGTCGCTTTGGCATCAATTAGCGAATTAGTTTGGTATGCCAACACTGATTCCCAATCTCTCCAACTGCTAAGAAATACATCTACTGTTCTATTTAATTTCTGAATATACAACAAATACCACTGGCTGAATCCTGGTAAATATTCTCCTGATTTATTAACCCACGTAGTATTTGGAGTAATCAGATTAGCTGTTGCGACCTCAACAGGAACTCCATCTACATAATCTATATCCAATCCCCATCCATTGAACAACACTCTAATTGGTTGCATTAGATACAACGCAATTAGTGTGTCATATACAAACGACTCTGAATGTCTCCAGTCCCACTCCATAGGTCCATTGTCCAAAAACACATAGTCGGAATTTGGGGATGTGATTTCAGAATAGTCGCTGAATACCGATCTAACTATCAAAGCATCTGCAGGTGATAGTGACGATGTATTGAAATATGGAGGCAATAGCGCATCCGGTCTAAATTGTCCTATTGTAACATCACTGATGTTGACTGATACATATTGATATGATTGAATTGATTGTCCGTCTACCAATGAGTTTCCGGTACTAACACTACCATCAGGATATGTTCTTCCTACGGGAACAACACCACCTCGAATATTAGTCCACATCCCCACGTTGGTGCTGTGGGATTGGATCCAACTTCTAGCTCGGGTAGTGTCATAATATTCGCTCATCCACCAATCTGGCATATCCGAATACCCCTGTAATTTCCATGGCTCCAAATGTGGATATGGTGTATTATACCATTTTTCGTATAATGATTTCCAATAACCAGTTTTCATATTGGTAGCAGTTACATAAGGTGGTATTGTAGGTGTGCTATGATTATAATTCCATGTATTTGGATCAGACAATTGATACTTATTGTTGACAAACTCAACGTCAGATGCTCCTTTTAATTTGGCGTGCTTTAAAAATTGAGTCAGCAACAACGAATTGTGCGTATCTACATCAGCTGGCGTAACAACAACACCATTTGATATGTGTTTAACAGGCACTGCAATTGCCTTGGTGTATAATTGATGCTCTATTTCAGACACGATAGCGCATAGCTCATGCAATAAATCTACCTTCCTCCAAATAACTCTAAACCCATCTGGTTGGAGTATCCAAGATACTCCATTATATACATATGCAAAATAAGTGTCAGTATCAACGTGAACATTTCCAATACTAGTTGGAGTTATAGGAACTCCACTAGATATGCTATACAACTCTGATTTATATAAGGTGTTATTTGTTGTAGTATACCAAAATCTTCCATTTGTTATATTTGGTGATGATAATAACGCAGAATAGTGAGCGATGGTGGCTGGGGGCTCAGCAGAATACATTCTACCAATGGCCACGTTATTGATGGTAGCGCTCGTGATCGATTTAGCTATTTTTAGTTTTTCTGCCAATGGAATAGTTATAGTAGATCTATGTCCATCGTGGTGTGTTATATATCCGATGTCTTGGTCAATTACCACATACGGTTTAGTAGGAGAAGTCAGACCAAACGCCGCTGCACTTGGAAACCAATTAGATATAGTATTGGTAGAGCTATTCAAGTGTCCATTGCGATTTTGAATATCCGTCAATATAACAGATATGTTATTTTGTGTGGTATACGTAGTTGATAATAGCGTTGGAAATTTTCGCAACGCAGTCCAATATAAATCCGACAACAGTTCTTGAGTCTGCGTAGATGCAAATGATAGTATGTTGATGGGGGATGTAACCGTATCTGCGACTGCTGATGCTATCAATGCAAATCCATTATCGTGTACTTTCGTGATTCCACCTCTTCCTAGCGCATATTCGCTAACAGCCTTGGAGAACACCCCACCACTCACCAACCCTGGAATGCTAGTCTGTTGTGTTATAATGCTATTAAAATGGTCATAGCTGTTACTCCAAGTAATAGAATCCCTTGACTCATTGCGAATGTTAAACATCCAGGGTTGTAGTACTTCCCAGTCACCAGTTGGTGATACCTCTCTATTGGAATTCACTCTGGTTGGAATATATTGCGCTGAGCCTCTCCACGCCGATCTCATAGATGGGTCAAAGTTGGATTTAACTATCGTGGTGACATAAGCAACCCACAATACACCATTCCAGGCTTTTACATTCAATGTGCTTGGATGCACCCACAAATCATCTAAATTGGGTGCATTTGGTGGTGACACACTGGTTATTATCTTGCTTTTGTGAGTAGATACTATAAACGGAAGCCAGGTGACGCCAGACCACGCAAACGATTGGTTTAGTTTGGGACTATACCACATATCCCCATCAGCAACTTTATTAACATCTCGATATCCTATTAATTTGTTTCCATCATGCAACCGCTCGATAAACTTATAGTCGGAAGTAGGGCTTAATGTGGGGATCCGGAGTAGTGAGTTGAGTTCTACCGGTAACACCGGATCCTCTATGTAATCGAATATTGTTCCAGTTGATGCAACCGAGTTATTCACTAAATCATATAAATTGAATATAGGATGTTGGTGTGGATTCAGCATATGCTGTTGAACTTCTTTCTTCTGTACTAAACTAACCATAACTGGTTGTGTGTTGGCTATAACGGCCGCTTCAAACACCGTATCAGATTCTATCGTGCGGACTGGAACTATTAGTCGTCCAGTAGCAGTGATTGCTTGGTCTCCTACTTCTATTCTAATTATATCACCTGCTTGAATGTTCGATATAATCGTTATTCCTATTATGCAATTCGCGTTTACTGCGATAGGAAGCGTTACCTGTCCAGTGGTAGTAACAAATTCCGGTATCGCAGTAGTTGTGGTTCTAATGGTATATTCAGTATCCCGCATTAAGTTGTCATTCTTATACACAGCCACCTCATATCCTGATATGGCAAATGTGGTATTGGCAATGTTTGAGTACCGTAGCAACGGAACCAAATCGATATCAACCGATCCGGACATACTCGCCATTGCAATAGATACTGCTAATTCTTGTGAATTTGAATTGTAGGAGATTCGATCGACCTGAGGAGTAAATCCTGTGTATGCTACATTCCCACTAACATCGTCAATCACGTATGGAGATGTTATAATTGGGTGTTTGGGGGTTGTTGATGTTGGAACTGTAGTGGTATCAGATAGCACCCAGTGATATTGATATCCGATCCAGTTGTCCCCTGCGCTGGTTATGGCAGGCACGATCATTCCACTTCCAAACATAGGAAATGCAACTGGTGTGCTGGTTAGCACAACAACAGTAACCCATGCTACATCACCAGCACTTACAGGAGCAATCCCAACGGGGTCTGATATGGTAGCTAGTCTATACACAGATGATGCTACTCCGTATTGGGTGTATAGCCCAGATGTATCTAATGTAGTTAATGTGGATCCTGGTTGGTAATAATCAGAATAATCTACATTACGAGGAGCGTGATGTGCTCCCAACCCATAATTCAATACATTGTTATACAAATATAACACATTTCCGTCTAATACATAATGTAGTATAGGCTCTAGTTCGATCCTACTAGGTTGAATGTCTACATCAGCAAATGAATGCGTGTGACTAGCTCTATACTTCCATTTATATTTGTACTCAACCCAAGTTGCCAATTCTACATTTGAATCATATTCTATAATGGGCAGAGCTGCCTGTGGCATGCTACTTATACGATTCACGCTAGAAATAGGCGTCCAGGCATTATATTCAGACCATTGGCTCTTGATAGATGGAATTAAGTCTCCATCCATAGTATTATCACCAGTTAATAGCACCAACAGCGAAGAAAAATTACTAACCAACGGAACCCACACAGGAGCGTATAATATATCTAATGGATCTTGGTGGATAGGATCGTTAAATTGGTATAGAGTATCGGTTAATGGTGAATACCATAATGCTAATTGAGTTTCAGTGTTAACTGCTTGCCAATCTAATAAGGTATCAAATGTGATTTGAGTCATTAGGGAAGAATTCCACCCAATCTGACTATCATCAAATCCAAATTCATCAAATCCAACAGTATTTCCACACAACTGGGATGATAAGTTAGATAGCAAACTCCTCATAATAGACAACGAAGTAGTAGCTACAACTGCTCCAATCGTCACCCACGCTGTACCATTCCATCTATATCGTTTGTGAGTGTTGGAATCAACCCACAATTTGCCCACTATCGTGGTAACTATTGGGGTAGGTGATACATTGAATATTGGTTCAACTACTATTGCTTTGGTTGTATTACTGGTTGCATCATACGCAGATGATACTACAGTCCATATAGATGGCGTTACTACACTTCCACTAGTAAGAAATTTAAAATCAAGTTCAAATATATTAGATACATCACCACTAACAATGAACGCATTAGATTCTACATCAGCATCCACTATATTGAACTGCGGGGCGAATGCGAGTTGTAACTGAAATGAATTTAGATTTACCAGCTCCCATCCATTAATTGTATACTCTCTAACCCCTAGAATTGTATCGTAATACCAATCACCAACTATAGGCGAAGATGGTGGAACTACGTTATTGTATAGTAATGGATCTGTCGTGATCTCGGTAATGTCTGTCCCTGAATTATATGTGATTCCGCGAACTACCCAGGTAGTATTACGCAAAGATAGTGGAACAGCAGTTGTTATGTATATTTCATCGCCAACAACCCCCTGTCCTAATATATTTCCAGGAACACGAATGATATTAGTACTAAACGATACATCCGAACTAAACACAACAAACCCGCCAGTTTGAATCAATATATCGTAACCAGATACCCTACTATTAGACAATACACATGGATTTTCTATGGTAACATAATGTGGTACAGTAGGTGCCGTCCAGCAATATTGTTTATAATTGATGAACTTATCCAAGTTTATGGGAGGATTCCAATTAATCCCAGTGCACTTTCCCCAAGAATCCATTCTATCCAAGTCAACTCCTTGTAACTGAAGTTGACTGCCAAAATCGCTCCATGTGTGGATGTTATCTGGAATTGTGTGATGCGCATTGAATATAACTGGAGATAGTTGATATGCCTGTCTGTGTTGAGTTGGCTCTACGAATTGCGACCCAGTAGGATGTAGTCCTATTATTCCAGATATGGTGTGTCCGCTATCTCTCGTCAATAATTCATCTACTGTTGAGTGTAATAGTGTTGTGTTGACTTCCGATTGGTTAACTGAAGGCAACAGTTGAGATATGTGGAAATTACTCACGTTTGCTGGGTTGCTCATTTGAACCTTACTATTCTTTATTCTTATTTATTATTAGCGATAGTATAGTAAATTCACTCCACCCAATCACTCTCCCACATAACTACTAAATTATATCCCATAGCGAGTACCAATTGCTCTCTGGCCTTAGTTCTTCTAAGCAATTCGCCCATACAGCAATTGGTACTGTTATTGTACACATCCGAATTAAATACGGCAGGATTCCCATGCCAATAATCTCCATGAAATTCATAAATAGTATTTGTTTCCGGGTCATATCCATCTGATTTATACCGGGTTCCTGGAATAGCCCATTCGTGAATTAAATGTGAGATTTGTAGAGAATTTAGCCACTGCATTTGCTTGTAACTAACAAAGAAATTAGTTCTGATTTCTATTTCGGATTTTCTTAAGTATTGGAGCATTGCAGTGCGACCTATTCCCACTTCGTCCGCAATTTGAATAGCAGTTTTGTTTTGATTTACGTATTGGTCTATTAACCATTCCGTATCCGTTAGGAGAGGAAGAATATTCAACATATGTTTTTGTTTGTGGAACTCAGTTCCATATTTTGCTAAATTGGTAGATTTCTTTTTTGCTCGAATGATAGGAGATTGACTGGAATGTTCCACCTTATATCTATCTACCATAGTTGATTTTCTTTTTTCTTGAATAATAGGAGATTGCAATGGATGTTCCACCCCATGTTTGCGAACCATAGTATGTTTTCTGGTGGCTGTAGCGCAAATAGGACAATGCGATCCACCCAAGTGGTCGCCGAATCTCTGCTGGAATGTGCCATGTGTACTACATATAATAGATATTTTGGTGGTGTGGTTGGTATACTCTACTAAAGAATAATCATACAAAACCCCGTGTACCTCAACTAATTTACCAATTGCTTCGGGATTGGTCCATTTAGTAGGTCCTTGTTTACTTTTACTACATACAGGACATCCCTGCTTACTATTCACATGATTATTTGGTTGTTGCTCAAATGGCCCATGAATTTTACAGATTATAGTGACTTTAATATTGCTTCTTACATAATCAACCAGCGAATAATCATATAAATCTCCATGGACCGCTACTGCCTTTTGAATAAATTGTTCTTGTGTGTTAGATGCCATAAAAAAATCCCCTATAAATTATTACATTATAGGGGATTTGGAGTGATTTTGCTACTATCGGATAATTATTATTTGGTTGTTACTGGGGGTGGTTGAACTGGTGGAGCTGGTTGTGGCATCTTCATAGTACCAGAAACACCAACTTGACCAGATTTTAGGTCAGTTACTTTTCCATTGACATGGATGACCTTTACTAATTGATGAAAATATGCCAATGCATTCACCCCATTGCCGAGTGTGCGCTGGCTCATAAGATCAAATAGTTCAAAATTGCGCACATTGCGGTCTTGTAAAATGTTAACGAGTCGTCTACGATCGATTTGGTCCAAATCGTTTATCCTAATAAAAAGCAGCGACCCGTCTTGGTTTTTCTTCATAACCGCAACTTCATGAAGTGTTTGATCGCCGTATAATTCTATCCATGCTACATGTGGCTTGTCAGGTGATGGTTGAAATGCATATTGTGGTGCTGTGCTCATAAAGTAAGTTCTATAATATAGTCATCAATATTTAGCTATTGAAAAACACCGCATCCACAAAGTTCTGTGTTCCCCTAATCACCTATATTAACACTAGAGGACCCAGTAACGGTGGTGTAGGTACCACCACCACTTAATACACCACCATCTGATATTCGGTGTGCTGCTTGTCCGTTAATGAACACCGTTCCAGAACCAATATCAGCAAATGCTAGATGTCCACAAGATGCTTGTCCCACTAAGTGGGAGGTCAGACCAGATTGTACATTATCCACGTACACATTTGAACTCCCACTACTAAATAACACAATTACATCTTCATCGTGATCATCACAATGTCCATGTCCTATCTGATTAACTGATGTTAATGAAGAGCTCACGTTAACCACCCATTAACGAAGAAATCCCATCTTTAATACAAGGATCCAATTGATCCAACACAGCATTAAACGCGTTGGCTGCTAAATCAGCTGCCCATTTTTTAATCAGAGCGATTTCTTTAGCCACTGCGGCTTGTAATTCTAATAACTTATCTGTTAGAAATTTGGTAACTTTTGCGACAGCAGCCTCTATAGCAGCTGCGACTGCGGCTATCGCTTCAATTCCTAGGTTAATCCCCTCGCCTACTAAATGCAATACTTCCGATAAATGTCCCTTGACTTCGTCCATAGCATCATGTGCGAACTTTTTTGCAGTTTTTATTGATCCTAGCGCTTGGTCGTATAGATCACACAACCCAGCTCCTACTTTGCCCTCGCTGGCTCCTAATATACCCTGCACCTTATGGGATGCTTTTATAATAGCCAAATCAGATGGCAATGTAGCCAATCGGGATTGTATACTCGCTAACGACCCAGCCTGAAAAGCTGCTAATGATGATGTAATAGTATTGGCGTGTTCTTGTATAGTAGCTAAGCTCCCCAATCCCTCCCCTAATCCAGACGATATTTTACCTGTTAACGACGTAATATCTGTTAACGCACCGGATGATTCAAATGGACTTTTAAATGCCGATCCCGCGCTGAACGGCACTTTAGTTAACGATTCTACTTTTGCTGCTAAACTCATATATTATCTCCTTATCTTAGCGGATAACATTGGGGTAAACAGTTCTATCCGCTCTATCATTTTTAGTAATTGTTTTGATTTAAGAAACTTCAGCACTTTCATTAAATCGAATTTAACTTGTTGTTGAGCTTCGTATGAATTATTTATTGCAACTTCCATAGCGTCTTTTATGTGATCTGGTTGTTGAGATAAGTCAATCAACTTGACGTTTTCGTTAAATAAGTCTTCTACTTTATATACCAGACCAGTGTGTCCAGTCCAACTTTCAGATAACAAATTTACCTTGTCGTATGAATTCTGCCACGCCGCTAATATCCTAGTACTACGAACCCCTGGATATGCACTTTGAACGTTATCCGCAGTATCTCCTCTAATACACTTATGGAACAAATAGTAACTGGGGTCATCGTTATATTTAGATAGATCATGCGCCTTATTTGTTATGGGTGAAATCACCGTGACATTGGATTGTATCATCAATTGAGCTAAGTCACTATCTGCAGATAATACTACTACCGCATCGTCTAAATGTGTTTGGCAGAATCCAGCAATTATATCATCAGCTTCTAACCCATTCCCAGATAATACAGTCAACGTGGTGTGATCATGTAGTAACGTCTTTAACTCCGCCAAATGCTGAACAAATGCTGCGAATTTTTCTTGTTGAGCCTCTGACATATTTTGTCTACGATGGCCTTTGTATTTCTTCGGTGAAATGCACTCTGGACTATCAGTATAATCTTTTCTCCACGACCTACCCTCATCAAATACAACAACCAATGGATAAGTAGGATCATATTCTGTATAATATTTGTTTAATGATTGCATTACTGAAAAAATGGCCATCCCACTAATTTCCCACTCAGCAGCATCCCTACTCGAATAGAATGACCTGTAGTAAATATTGCTGATATCCACTACTACATAATCTACCTGCTTCTTTTTCTTCTGTTGTTCCATTAACTAACTCCCTGTTTTTATTGAAACATCCATTTGGCATAAAACCTACGATACCACAAAGTTCTACGTAGTTCTGTTATTCGTATCCATCAGTTCTATGTGACGTGCTACTCACTTCGCCCAAATCATCCATTAATTGTTTATAGATAGTAGCTAGCCATTTTTGTACCATGGCTTCATCATTGGAACCGGTAATCCCATGCTTTCTCAATAATTTGATGAATGCATCATTCCAATCTAACTCAATTCGTATGCCTTTGATGGGATCGATCGAGTCTGATTTGATATCAACCCATGGGTCGTCACTATTTTTAAAATCATTGGCTATTGCTGCTTGGGCATCTGATTTTAGTAGTTGAGCTGCTAGTTGGTCTTCCAGCAATTGACACCGTGCTGCTAGTTCCGCTACTCGATCTGGAGTGGTTGTAACTGGGGTTTTTCTTTTAAATATGTTAAACATAAGACATCCTTGTATGATTTGTATTATTTTTGGGGTGATAAAAACACTTCAACACCATTGTACACAGCAGCCAAGAATCCTTTTGTGGTAATATGGAATTGCTGAGATTGGTCGGTTTTAAATATTTTTAACACATGATCTATTGAGTATTTAAATGAAAATTTAGCTTGGGTAATATCACTTCCGTCAATGGATTCGATTGTCTCATCTAATTTATATTTAAACACATCGCTACTAACATCTACCATTCGCATTAATACTTCATTACCATCAAATGCTATTTCAACTACCTTACATTTCATGGCAGCTTTGCCTTTGGTGGTATACGTATACGCATCTGGAGTGAATCTTAATTTATATAGATGTTCATCAGCTCTACTCTTTGGTACAGTAATCAAGGCTGGATTGGTACATCGGTATGATACTGTAATCTTGTCGGTTTTAGCTGTGATTGATTTTACCCACATAGGCACATCCCCAGGAGCACTAGCACTAAACCCAATAGATGAATCGTTTCCTGTAGTATCCACAGTTACTGTATATTGTCGTGATGTGCCTATTACCGTATTCAACCGTTGTAACAAATCCAACCTATTCACTCCTAAATTCCCAAAAGAAAATAGGGGGATATTGTTTGTTTGGTATATAACGACAGTCTTGTCGTCATTCATCGCTCGCACCTTGCCGGGTTCAAATATTACGGTTGATATATCAAACTGCTCGGCTACCATTAACATCTGTCTTATGGTAGTTATTTCATCTGGTTTCATGTCCATATTCATTTCTCCTGTATTACATAATCCAGCCATCAACGTCCGGGTTGGTGGCATATTCGGGAACTATTAATCCCATAGTAGCGCAAAACCAATCAGCTACCAATCTGCGATGGCAAAATTGATTTGGGAGTTCGTAACACAACAGTGTTGCTTTATCTCCCAAATCCTCTAATACTCGTGAAGGATCGAGTCTACTCAGTTGGATATTATATCGGTTGGTGTACTCCTGTTGACTTATGCGTTGTTGTCTATACGGCTCTACCATAGTGCGCCAATCTGGCGCAAGTGGTGGATAATTCCGCCAAGTTATCCCAGATGATACTCGATCCTTTGCGGCCTGTGTGCTACAACTAATAGCTACTCGATTGGTAAAGGTTGCTATATCTGGGTGGGTGTAATATGATGTCTGTAACTGCATTATAACTCCCATGCTGATTCGACAGCTAACGATGATACAGTAGGTACTCGCTCACCAATAGCCTTAATTATATTATATAATGGTTTATCTACTAATCTAGAAATGTGTGCATCATTAGCAACACTAAAATTATCAACAAACCAATCGGGGATATGCTCAATATCAGTAGGGAGTGCTATGGACTTAAATTTACCTATACTAGACGTCAAATAAAAGACCTTCAGTTTCATACCGGATCGAATTTGAATGCTGGTTTGATCCCCAAACGTCTCTAAACATTTGTTGTAGAATATGGCAGCTGACACATGGCCAGGAATCCTAGCTTTCGCCTTAGTATTAAATTCATTCGTATAGAATTCGACTTTGTTGATCCCTCTAGGAAGACCGATTTCTCTCAACTCCATATTATCCAATAAAGACTGCTTATATGCTACAATAGATGGACAAATTTCAAGCCACGTTTCTCCCTTCAACAACCGCTCTATAAACTTATTTAATTCAATTGATACCGCTACTGGCAATGTAGTTTTTTTCGTGTCTAACCCCATTATTTTCATTTTATCGACTGGATATCCATCTACATCTACTAAATGTAATATGTACCGCTTCTTATCCACAAAGATACCGTTATCACTAACTATCTCTCGTGATGTTTTAATCATATGTTTGTTTTTATCGCACACAAAAAAGTCTTTTTGTACATAATCAGGAAAGGATGCGTTTACTAACTTGGCAATTTCATCCGCAATTAGTACCGCATCAGGAGTGTTAGTAGCACCAGTATCGAAGTAACAACTATCAGTATCTCCGTATATCACCGAGTCGGTTTGGTACTTGCCGTTAAATATGGGTCCATCTAAACACACATCAATTCCAAGCCCGCGTTCTTTCGCTGATTTTAAATTATCATACATGGGAAAATCTATGTCGTACTTTCCTTCAAATAATTCATTTACTTTTCTACATTGGTGTTTTAAGATCATTCGTCCAGTTGCAGTCGTGCTCTCTGCCAATCGTAAATCATAAAATCTAAAATGTAGATTAGATAATGCACCATATACACTGTTTAACTTAATTTTAAACACATACTGCAATCTATCATAATATTCTGACTTGCCTACCCATTCATCATATAAAGTAGCATCTTCATTAGACATTAATACTTTACCTCTTTTAATGCCAGTCTCCCGAGGACTATCCTTATATTTCGATACCAATCCTTTCGCCTTTGCCATCCATTCTAACTTCATCGTTTGATACTGTATCCGTTTTTCAAACCACTCAGTCAACACGGCAGGTAACATTCCATCAATATTCTGATTTAATACAGTACCATATCCAGATATCGCCCAATTATTATCCCTAAGGATATCAGCCCATTCCCTCGCTGTGTGAGTACGAGTTTCGGGATTCTTCATATCATCCCCATCAATCACCAACGTCAATAACTCATCAGTTCGACGGGATATAGCAACACACGCATCAAATTCTTCTTGAAACTGACCTATAATTGTTTCTGGTGAAAGTCCCAATAATCGAATCACACTAGGATACAGGGATTTTATATCAATACTTCCGATAAACTTATGCAATCCAATCTTAGGTAGTAGTACTAACGCTCCCTCGATTGACCTATCGATCAATGGTGGAACGTTGTCATTAACTACCTGCTTGCGTTCGTGGTGATATGCATTAATTAAAGACAATTCAGACAATTTTAATGTGCCCAAAACATGTTCTGGTAATCCAGTAGATATGTGGTAATTTGCGTTAGCAATGCCGACATATCCTAATTTCAACTCAAACCCACGAAGGATTTCAGAGTCTCTAATGCTGTATCGACAGAATCTAGGTAAATCAGTTTCGTACAAGTTTGCCAACGACCCTTCGTATTCTAACTTAGGTAGTATGGGATTATGGTTTTCATCTATTAATACTGTATCAGCTACTGATGCTAATTTATACGAAGGACGTTGATCAGCATCGTACTTTTTCATCAATAGCATATAATCCCAAAACGCTCTACCTTTTGTTTTGAATGCAACAACCATAGTATCCGTTACTGCATTTGGATCATCTGGATCAGAATCAATCGTATCCGGATCTTCGTCTTTTAGTGCTGCTGTATTGGTGGTCACATTGGTTTCCACTCGCTCTAGCACGGGAGGGTCTGCTTCTTCGAAATCCAATCGCTTGAACGCACCCTCACCTAATACTCGCTTAATGCGCCCTGCCATATAAGGATCATCGTAGTTTGCGCTGTTCCACCCAACGACAACATCCGAGTCTTGAATAGAGTCTACGTAGTACCACAACAACTCAGCTTCCGTACTACAGCGCCGAATTATTACACGGAAATCGTCAGGGAACGGTTCAATGCTATTGCACTCATCATACAACCGCTGCTCAGTCCAATCTACATACTTAGATGACGGAACGATGTACAATTCCAATTGATTCAGATATTGGTGATATATCGACACAGCATTAACAGGAGCCCATGGATCTATAGGACGAGCGTATCCGGCATTTATTCCGTTATCGGTCTCTATATCATAGAAGGTTATATTTAAATGAGGAGGTGGGACGTTGTAATATTGCTTCGATAGTACGCGTAGCACAGGAGATATATCGCTCTCCCATGTTCTAATCTTCATAGAAGTATATCGTTCTTGTGCTGCTACCTTATCTTTACGACTTCTAAATGACTCGCGGCGGACGTTAGTACCAAACATAGTAGTGTAGTTGCCTTTGAAATCATCTACGTAAAAATAATGTTCGGCTGGATAGTCCACTGTAGTTCTAGGCTCACCTTTTCCTAAGCGCTCCCAAATGAGCACGCGATTCCCTATCTGCTTAGCTGATATGTAACTCATATACTACACACGTCCCTGTTGATAAAGTATTATTCTGATGCGTCTAGTGTTGCTGGAGCTTGTCTCTCCTGTAGAGCTTCGTACAATAATTCAAATGTTTCGTTTTCTTCTTGTTGGTCTGCGAAGTTACTTTTATATAACGTATTTGCCAACCTACGAATTAATTTCTTGTCCATTGAGAATACAGTGGCAGCATCGTCTACAATATCCTTAATCGCTTCTTTGTTTTGGTCTTGTAAGGCCATATAGTGGGTCATGTTTGCCAAATACGCTTTGAATTGTTGGCGTTTTGCTGGGTCAACCATTACTGTATGGCCGTTATCGGTATCTTGTGTACTCATGATTTCATATTCCTTATGATTAAAGTTAAACTACAAGTTATTATACGATATTGTATAATATTATTCAACGATTGGAGGATTGGGTAATTGACGATTTTTTTCTTTCCATTCGATAAATTTCATATTGAGAAATTTATTTGCTGATTCTTCGTGAGACCACGCTTGGTCATCTACTACATATGTTTTCACTACGTGGAGTAAGACGTCGTATAACATTGGCATATCATCTGACGTGAATTCAAATTTGTTCATTATAGATAATGAGCCCAGTTGCCCAGGCTCACCCTTTATTGGTTAGTTGATTAATTAAGCTCCTCTATTCTCACACGACCAACTCCGGATGTAGTCAGCCCAATTCGTTGGGCTGCTCCCTTTGCTAGGTCGATAATACGATTTCCGTGGTACGGTCCTCTATCATTTATTACAACAACCACGGATTTCTTATTGGTGGTATTGGTAACTCGCACTTTAGTGCCAAAACGGAGTGTCCGGTGCGCAGCTGTTAATCCATTTGGATTAAATCGCTCACCTGTAGCTGTTATAGTTCCTGACTCTGAACCATAAAAGCTAGCAGCTCCTGTTTTGACGTACAAGTTGTGGTTAGGTTTACTCGTGGCCGAAACCACAATTGGACTGAACAACAACATTATCTTTAATATCAAAAATGCCATCGAACGGAGTCCAGTTTTTTGCATATGCATATGCAGTTCTCCTTTCTTTTGGGTAATTTTCTACTATCATTTACTATTAGCAGAAGTTATGTATACTCAACCATAGAGTATTCGGGTGTGACCTGAGTCACAAGATTGATAGCACTATTCACGAAACCACGTACTGTAATCACCGACCACTTTATTGTTATCATATTGGAACGGTGTTGTTGTGGTTATGTGCACTCGTGCTTGGAACAACTCTCCTTGTAATACTGGAGCAGTCGCGTTTAGGAAATGTTGATTACTGGGAAATACGACTGCAGTTCCCCGTTGTGGATTAAATCCAAATCCATATTGTATGAATTCTAACTTACCTCCATATACTTCAAATTCTTGGTCAAATGGTGCTTCTTTGTTATAATCACACAAAAACAACACTACAGTAAAATCTCGGCGATTTACCCGCATCCACTTACCCTCAATATTTGAATGACTGCCTGATTTTGGAGCTAGTTCTTTTCCACATACCCATTCAACGTAAATGGGCTCCATAGATGCGTACGATACTTTGAAATGAGATTCAATGATGGGCATCTTATCTAACGTAGCATCCAGAATTATTTGTTCAGCTAAGGTAGATCGTATGCTCATGGTAATTGGGTGGCCATTGACGTCAACATCAGGCTCTACAAACCCACAGTCATCTACTATAGTTTCACACTGCAAGTTTGATATAAAATCGGTTATCACCAAAAAAGGAGATTCGGGAGTATTTAAAATCATAAGTTATTTTGATAGGTATAATTTAGGGCGATCCAACGCAGTTATTAAGTCCGCGAAGGGAAGTTTGTGAGTTAATATCGTAACCACTGCCTCTGCAATGGGTGTGTACTCCTCTGGATTGCCCAACACGTGTGCAGGGGCGTTTATTGCAAAACTAACAACATCGTGTATATTAATGTTGTTGTCTCGTAATATTACGAGAGCTTCTTGTAATTTGTTATCGAGTGGTTGCTCATTGGATGTCGCGCCATCTGCGTGTTCTTCTCCTCCTACGCTAACATCAATAACAAAATTTCCATCTTGTAATGCATTTTGACCGATTAATACTGGAAAATCCATATTACTTCGATCGTTCAAATTAAATAGAACCTGCATAGCAATATTAGATATGGTAATATTCATTGTAACAGCAGGACGGACATTACTTCCCCCATCTGCTGATGTGATTTGCTGAGATGAAGATACATCCATAGTAATTGTTTGTTCAGACAAAGCTGGACACTTGAAAGACACCTTATCGCCGGTTGCCTGAATGTCAGTCGCATGTAGTGAACAAGTAGTGGCTCCTGTATCTACTTTGCTGGATACAGATTTGTTAAATAAGTCAAATGTCACATCTACAGTATTCCCTATGATTGGCTTATCCATTATACTCGTCCCCCATTCAGCGGCGCTCCAGCAACAGGCGCGGCTGGATTCTGCGTTGCTTGTTGCTGTTGCGGTTGTTGCTTCATTAGCGTGGCTAACTGACGTTGGAGTTGGAGCTTTCTTGTGTTTAATGGTCCAACGCGCTGAGCGATTTGTGTATCAATCTGCGCTATCTGCATCTGCACTTCCGATATCTTAGCGGAATTATCCACATTCTCTATAACAATACAATCATCCAATTTCATTTTAGGTTAGTCCAATCTAATGTAGTATTTATATTAAGAGTGACCAGTACGATTTGATATAAATTTTGCAATATCAGATGCATCCGGTTTTCTGTCCATTGCTGCTCGTACCGCTTGTTGCAACGATAATTTTGGGGTTACAGATATTTTATTAGTTCGCTCCTCATTTTCCTCAGATGGAACTTCCTGCTGAGTAGTCTGCTGATATTCATCATTTTCAGGCCCAGGGACAAAACCAAAATTAGGAGCCATTGCAGGACGTTCGTTTTCCTTGGATGCCGGCAAGTCATGTTTCCACTTGGCCAATTGAGCCAATCGTTTTGTTTCCTTATCCATTTCTTTTTGTTGTTTATTATGAGCTTCCATATCCAACAACTGCTCTTCTTGTTTAACGCGAGCCATCGCATTAGATTTCGCAGAATCTGCCTGTCTGGTTTTGGCTTCAGCCTCTTTCGCTTGGGCCTCTGCTTTACGGGCATCCGCATCCGCTTTCATCATATCAATCACTTGTGTCATCAACGATGCAACGGATGATGTGTCTTCTGCAGGAGGCATCACTCCAGGATCTCCTTCACCACCCATGTCCATCTCACCTTCAGCGGGCGGTTGTTGATCTTGTTGTTCACTGGACATAGTAGTTGGGTCTTCTTCTTCCTCTTCTTCAACATTACCATCTACCCCTATAATGTGATACCGATCCTTCAGTGAAAATAAGAGCTCTCCAATATCAACCGCAGTCGTTTCGTCAGTCAATAATGATTGCAGTTCTCGTTCGAATGCTTCACTTTGATCTGCGGATACAGTAACTTTGATAATATTGTCTTTTTCATCAGTGATACCAAATGTAACAGTATCTCTATCATCTACTCGCTCTCTATTTGAGACGCCACGCAATTTTGCGATGAGTCCAGTACTATCAGTCTCACTAGGGTTGGTGTCAAAACTTTCAATAACCTTCCGATGGAGCGATAAATTGCCAACTCCACTATTGCTATACTGAACAATTGGAATTTTTTTAATTCGAATGGGATTTGTGGTGCGCTTAATCACAGACGCTATTAACGGGAAAGCGACACTACTGATAGATGCTGTAGATGTAACTGCACCGTCTTCCTCAATAACGACAGGAGCAGCAGGGGATAAACTAAGAGCGTTTATTTTTTTAAATAGGTCCATAATATCGGAATCTCTGTTATTAATAGTATTATTTATTAATAACAGAGCCTTTAGGTTATTAATCTAATGATAATGTTATTTCAATTATCATCGAATCTGAGGATAACAGCCATGTAATGTCTGATACTTTGGTGGCGATGACACCATCCCATATAACAGCATCTCCTTTGGATGGCAATGGAGTAGAAGATGAATGTACTGCTACCACAACACCATCTATTTTATATCGTACGTTATATGGGACCATAAGTGCTCCTAGTAATTACTCAACTTCTACAAATGAAGCATCTTCGGTAGCTACAGCTTCACCAGAATCTTCAGCTGGTTGGGCTTCTACTTGAAATTGCAGCAACAATGATTGTTGTAGTTCCTTTAATGCTGACCGAGTTTTCAACAAAGCAGACACTTCTGCTGCTTCTTGTTCGCGCCAATCATCCAAATATTGAACCATTTGACGAATTTCATCACTCTGTTCAGCTACTGCATAGGTTTTATCGTCAATCGTGATAGTTTCAGTTGGTTGAATTGTAATCATTTTTATATCCCTGTAAGTAAAAATTAATGTTAAGTATAACACATTGTTGAGTGTTTGTCAACAATGGATATTTTATTTATTGATGAAAATCAGTTGGGTTATTGCCTAGATAATATAAATGACTTCATTATAAATCAAATACCGACATCACATCCGACTCAACTTCATTCTTTCTCGATTGTCTGGTACTCAGTGTATTAAGCACTTCACTATTCCTATCTCCTCCCTTGTCGCGATCCAATATCCGCAATCTATTATTATCCCACATCAACAAAAATTGACGACCCACTGCATCACTACTTCTAGATTTTAAACACTTAAACGCAATCTCGCCTCTGGCTTTCATTTGAGGCGTAAGAATAATAGAAAACCACCAGTCCGTTGTATTCACCTTACTGATACCACCAGCAATATGACTATGATTCAATTCAGGCGCATTTACCGCATCTCTATTTTGTTGCGATGCCGTCGCTCCTCTCATCTTATAATCGCCCAAAATATCCCTAAGCTGCTCCGTTGCTTCTTTATCCTTCTCAAACGGACTGTTAGTCACACCAGAATTTGCCCCCATTAAGTCCAAGTAATCTACTACCAACACATCAGGAGTATATCCTCGTTGCAGTTCGAATTCCTTCAATAACCCTCTGATTTGATTGGCAGTGGTTCCAGTCGGCATTTTCTCTACTATTAATCTACCTTTACCGCTGCTATACTCAGTAACTCCTTTATAAATAGCATTCGCGTGAGGTTCCCAGTTTACTGTGGAGATGCCGGTAATCATAGTATCAAACCGCTGTTCCACTAAATCCGTCGACAATTCCAATGTTAGATATAATACATTACATCCCAATTCAACCTTATTTAACGCATAATTTCCCAATGTGATTGATTTGCCACCGCCTGAGTTAGCAGAGAATAAGATTAATTCCGATTCAGCATCCCCACCACCTAACGCCTCATCTAAATCAGACCAACCAGTAGATTGGCGTTGAGGTTTCGCTGCCATGTAAGTTAACCGTTCTTGTACTCTAGCAAAGTAGTCCGATCCAGTATCTCGGTTAATCGACACACTAGCAGCAGCTTTAATGATGCTTTCGATTTGATTTGATTTGGACGTGCCCAACAACGTAGATGCTTTAATTACAGCATGCTCAAGTGCTTGTTGTTTACAAAAAGATTCCACTTCATCGATACAATAAGAAACCTCATCTTTAGTAGGCTTTAAATTTCTAAATTGTTGATTTGTTTCGGATTGGATTACTAACGTAGAGGGCAACGTATTATAATTATCATAATACGAATGGATAAACTCGATGGATGGCTTTAAATCAGGATGGAAATAGGATGCGTGTATAATACTTTTACACACCAAATAAATATCAGATGACGATAATAAAAATTCAACCAGCAATTGTTGTTTTGCACGAGGTGTGACGTCTGCCATAATATACTCTTCCTTGAGTTAAAAATTACAGACATCACTGTACTACTAATCGCGAGTAAAAGTCAAGGTTGGATTATTTATCCACAGAACTTAGTAAGTTATCTAAGTATTCGTTGCATATTCCAATGTTACGCTGCGCTAAGCAAGCAGGCCCCGCTGTTATTTCGTGTATCAAATAGGAGAACTCAGTTTGGGCGATGTAAGCAGCATTGGGCACTCCGTTAACTCTATTAGCCCTACCCAATCGTTGAGTGACGTTATTGAACATAGAAGTTAAAAACCGAATGTTGTTTGAATAATCCTTTGTGGATTGTGCATCAACTGGAGTGTTTGTGTTGGTAGTTGCAATTGTCATTATTAGCGTCCTTGAAATGAATTAAAAAAATCTGTATAAAAGACCAGATGTTGAGTATAGTATACTAAAAACCTGTCCAGGTCAACAAATTTCATAAATATATCCACTGCCAACTGTTGATTGTTTGTTAACAATCGAATATCATATAATAGTGTAAATTTTTCCACGATGTCACGGAGGACGTCACCACATGACGACAAAATATAATATCAAAATAGATGTATCAAAAGATTCCAGATTCGACCCAATTAGCCTCGATCGTTTAAAAGATTCGTATATGACGAACGATGAATCCAGTCCCCAAGAGCGATTCGCATACGTGAGTGAAAAATTTAGTTCGAATATCGCACACGCTCAGCGAATGTACCAATACGTTAGTGACTTTTGGATTGGATATTCCACCCCAATTTTGTCATTCGGCAGAAGTAATGCTGGACTGCCAATTAGTTGCTTTTTATGTAGTACCCCTGATAGCAAGGAAGGGCTAGTTAATACTCTTTCTGAGACTAATTGGCTGAGTATGATGGGGGGCGGCGTTGGGGTTTACTGGGGAGTCCGCGGACAAGATGAGAAAAGCGTTGGGGTTATACCTCACATGAAAGTGTATGATGCTGCTTGTTTAGCATATAAACAAGGCTCAACTAGACGAGGAAGCTACGCGATGTATCTCGATATATGTCATCCAGATATCATTGAATTTTTAGAAATGAGAAAAGAGACAGGGGATCAGCGTAGGAAGTGTTTAAATTTACACCATGGCGTTTGCATACCAGATGCATTTATGCATCTGATCGAAGAAGTAATGAAAGATGAAGATTTCGATGATAGTTGGGAGCTGAAAGATCCCATTAGTGGATTGGTACACGAAGTAGTAAGAGCTAGAGACTTGTGGGAACGGTTGATAACTCTTAGAGCAGGGGATGGTAGAGGCGAGCCGTATATTCTATGGATCGATACCGTCAACAACGCATTACCACAGCACCTAAAAGATGTCGGATATGTCGTGATTCAGTCGAATTTGTGTTCTGAAATTCTACAAAGAACCAATGATTTAGTATCTGCTGTGTGTTGTTTGAGTTCTATTAATTTAGATAAGTGGGATGAATATAAGGACAATTATCAATTCTTTAGAGATGTAATGGAATTTCTGGACAATGTTCTTCAGTATTTCATTGATAATGCCCCAGATGTTATCCATAGAGCTAGACGATCAGCGGTGGAAGAGCGAAGTGTTGGGTTAGGTGTTATGGGATTTCATAGTTACTTACAAAAACATAACATACCATTCGAGAGTATAGTTGCGAAATCTCACAACATTAAAATCTTCAAAACCATGAAAGCCATGGTAAATAGAGCTAATATGGAATTGGGTCAAGAACGAGGTAGCCCAGAATTACTACAAGGTACCGGATTAAGATTTGCTCTAACCACTGCCATCGCTCCAACGGCAACCAATGCTTTGATTTGTGGAAACGTATCTCCAAGCATTGAACCATTACGAGCTAATATATTCAGACAGGATACACTGTCAGGATCGTTCACACAAAAGAACAAATACTTAGATGAATTGATACAAACCAAACACTCTACGGGATTGTTAGATTACGATGCCACTTGGCTGAAAATCATCTCAACAGATGGGAGCATTCAAGGAATGGATGTGGAATTTACGGAACATGAACAGTTTGTATTTAAAACAGCGGCGGAAATTGATCAATTATGGGCCGTTGAACACGTGGCCGATAGACAACCAGAAGTGGATCAGGGCCAGTCGTTTAATACATTCATCAAACCAGATATCACAATCCCGCATCTTCATGCTATACATTTTCATGCCTGGAAGCGCGGAGTGAAGACTATGTATTACTGTAGAAGTGAAAAAGCAGCTAATGCGGACAGAACCAACGATAAAGTAGTACGCGAACGACTAGATGAAGTATCAATGATGGACCTCATCAACGATGACGTGTGCGTTGCTTGCCAATAATTATTTTACATATCAAGGATGATATATGCTGAAACCTAAATTGCTTTTAACTGATGTACGCAACACATTCAAACCTTTCTCCTATCCTTGGTGCTTTGAGTTATGGCAGCGACACGAGAGTGTTCATTGGCTACATACAGTAGTTGATATGCAGCAAGACTTGCGCAATTGGAAGAAGGACTTAACCCCTGGACAAAAGAATTTTCTATTACAAATCTTTAGGCTATTTACACAAGGGGATATTGATGTAGCAGGTGCATACGTCAATAATTACTTGCCAGTATTTCCACAACCAGAAGTACGTATGATGCTGCTCTCATTTGCAGCCAGAGAAGCAATCCACATTGCTGCATATTCCCATCTGATCGAAACTCTAGGTCTTCCTGAAAGCACGTACAATGAATTCATGGAGTATGAAGAAATGGCTGCCAAGCATGAGTTTTTTTCGGAGATATCAGGGGAATCCGGACAGATGATTGCTCAGCAGATGTGTGCGGTATCGGCATTTACCGAAGGCATGCAACTATTCAGTTCATTTGCGATGTTATTGAATTACGGTAGAAATAACTTAATGCCTGGAATGAACAAAATTGTGACTTGGTCAATAATCGACGAGAGTATGCATGTGGAAGGCGTCACTAAACTTTTCAGAACCTTCATCAAAGAACATAAAGAGATATGGACAGATGAATTAAAGACCCAGCTATACAATATTGCAGAACGGATGGTAGAATTAGAAGATAAGTTTATCGACTTGACTTATAAGGTGGTAGATGAAAATGATTTTAGATATCCACTACTAAAATCAGATATGCACAAGTATATCCGATATATCGCTGATAGACGACTAATCGGATTGGGATTGAAAGGGATATTCAAGCACAAGAAAAACCCACTTCCGTGGATTGATGAGATGATTACACTACCTAGCCATTCTAACTTCTTCGAACAGCAGGAATCATCATACAGCAAGGGCAACCTGTCGGGCAACTGGGGTGATGTA